GGAATACTTGAGATTTACACAAGTTCTGATTGGCAACCTTGTTCAGCCTCTCCGTTAGCGCCAACAGGTGCTGCTGGTACAGATGTTGGAACAGTTGACTTTACTGCTGGAGGTTCTCTTTCAGTTGCATTTACTCCTGGCGTTGGTGGAGGATTAGTAGGTCAATTTACTGCCTCTACAACTGCTGGTGGATTTACTGCAAACGGAAGTTCATCACCAATAGTAATTAGTGGACTAACAGTAGGAAGTTCTTTTGTTGCTAATGTTGTGGCAAAAAATGGTTTTGGTAATAGTATTGCAAGTAATAATACTGAAAGCATTACCGCTACAACTAGACCACAGGTTCCAACAATTGGAACAGCCACTGACACTGGTAATGGTGGAGAACTATCTTTAACATTTACTGCTGGGGCAACAGGTGGAAAGTCAATTACTAACTACAAATATTCTGTAGATGGAAGTACATATACTGCATTTTCTCCAGCACAAACTACATCTCCATTAACCATATCAGGTCTTACTAATGGAACATCTTATACAGTTAGATTAAAAGCAGTAAATGCTAACGGTGATTCACCTGCATCATCTGCTTCTAATTCAGCAACACCAACTTCAAGTGTAACTGTAAATTATTTAGTAATTGCAGGTGGTGGCGCAGGTGGAAGATGGATTGGCGCTGGTGGCGGAGCAGGCGGATTACGCTCAACAGTAACCGCAACTGGTGGTGGAGGAACTTTAGAAACCGCTTTAAGTTGTCCTTTATCAACAAATATAACAGTAACGGTTGGTGCTGGAGGTACTAGTTCTAGCGGCGGCAGAGGCGGTAGTGGTAATAATTCTGTTTTTTCTACTATTACTTCAACTGGCGGTGGCGGAGGCGGGGCTTATAGTGGAACTATTGGTGGAAATGGTGGTTCAAGCGGTGGCGGTGGATACGATGCCGTTGCTGGTACTAGGACTGCTTCACCAGTTCAAGGTTTTAATGGTGGTTCAGGTGTAGGCGCTTCAAATTTTGCCTCAGGTGGTGGCGGTGGTTCTGGCGGGCAAGGTGCAAATGCCAGAAATGGTGGCACTGGAAATGGTGGAATCGGAACAGCAGTTTCTATTACAGGTTCTTCAGTTACTTATGCAGGTGGTGGCGGTTCTGGAACAAATGGTCCATCCGTTGGCATTGGTGAAGCAGGTGGTGGCAATGGCGGAAATAATGGCTCTGGTACTAGCGCATCAGCAAACAGCGGTAGCGGTGGTGGCGGTGAAGGTTCAGATGCAGGAAATAATGGAAGCGGTGGTTCTGGTGTAGTTATCTTACGCTATCCTTCAACAAGAACAATAACAGTTGGTGCAGGACTTACTGCCGATGCAACTGGAACTGACGGTTCATTTTCATATAAACGATTCACTGCTGGCAGTGGGAATGTGAGTTTTGCATAATGGCACACTACGCACTTATTGATTCAGAAAACATAGTAGTTCAAGTAATTACTGGCGTTGATGAAAATATAATTCAAACCGATTTAGATGGTACAGAAGTTGGTGGCACATCACAGGCTTGGGAACAGTTCTACGCTAGTCGCCCTTGGTTTGCTGGTCTAACTTGCAAGCGTACATCTTACAATTCAAATATCCGTGCAAACTTTGCAGGTATTGGGTTTAAGTACGACCCAGACTTTGATGTATTTATTGCGCCTCAACCATACTCATCTTGGAAATTAAATTACACAACTTATAAATGGGAAGCGCCAGTTGCTAAACCAGAAGCAATAGATGGATACAACTGGAGATGGTCTGAGTATAATCAAGAATGGATTCAGGTGGCAATCTAATGACTAAAGCCCGTGACTTAGCAAATGCAGCAAATGCGTTAGATGATGTATCAGCCACAGAACTTGGTTACCTAGATGGCGTAACTTCTGCTATTCAAACACAGTTAGATGCAAAGACTGCAAAGTCTACCCTAACTACTACAGGTGATATTTACTATGCCTCTGGTGCTAATACCCCTGCTAGATTAGGTATTGGTTCAACTGACCAGGTTCTAAAAGTAACTGATGGAGTGCCTGCTTGGGCTACCCCCGTTAGTGGTTCATTGACTTTATTATCAACCACTAGTTTATCTGGTTCAAGCGTTACAGTATCTTCAATTAGCCAAGCATATAAAAACCTGGTTATTTATGTAAAAGATATGACCTTTGCATCTGGTGAAGCAGCACTTAGATTACGCTTAAATGGAGATACAAGTTCTAATTACGTTGACGGATTTGTTACTGCAAATGCACGTCTTCTTCCAACTATGTCTACAACTGGTTCTCAAAATGATTTTATGAGAGTTACTGGTTTGCAACCTAGATATAATTCAGCCAATTTTTTTGCTGAGATAGAAATTCCTGATTACACCAATACCGCAACAGCCAAAATAGTAAAAATGAACAATAAGTTTAATGACCAAGATGATAGTTCTCAATGTTCATCTACGGGTTCAGGCGCTTGGAGTAAAGCACCAGAAGCAATTGACAGCATCACAATTTACCTATCAGCCAGCACTTTTAGTAGTGGCTCAATAGAGATATACGGAATAAAATAATAAGCATTACAGAAGAACAAGCAAGACTTTTACTTTCTTAATTAAGGAGCATCGTGACTGGTCGTCATATTACCGAAGCGTTACCTGTCAATATAGGTAACCCTGGTACATCTGGATTCTGGACTAATAACGCAGAAGACTATGATGTTGCTATAGGTGGAATTCCATTCATCTTAGCACCAACAGATATAAATCCGTACCAAAGAGAGACTGCTCCTTATCGTAAAGATCAGTTTGATAACTCTAAAGAACCAGGTGAGCAATCACTTACTGGTTGGTGGATTCGTTCTCAATCATCATTTCATGGTGGTTCTGGTATTAAGTTCTATGATCCTACCTCAGGTGAATCTACTGGATATCGCTTTGCCGATTCTCAAGGTATAAATGTATGGACTAAGGGACAAGCATCTCTACTTAAAGAGGCTACCTCAGTACATCAAACTACTGGTCCAGTTGTAGGTACAGATCATCAACATACAAATCAACATATCCGTACCATTCAATGGGGCGGTGCAAATGGTGTATTACTGCACGATGAGTACGATGTAGACAAAATACTTCCTTCTATAACTGTATCTATTACTAACAAGGCTTTAACTTCCAACGTAGCAACCCTTACTACTTCCGCAATACACGGGCTTACAGTTGGTATGACTATTACAATTACGGGTGTAGATGCTACATTCAATGGTGAGTATCGCATTACAACCGTGCCTACAACAACTACTTTTACCTACGCTAAGACCGCATCTAACGTAGCCTCTACTGCCGTATCTCCAGTAGGTACTGGCATAACCGATGAGGTTATTCACTTTATTGATTACAACTCTGGTTCAGCCGAAAAAGTATATGCTATCTGTGATGATGGAGTAAATGTTTATTGGATAACTAACCAAGTACATGGTGGGGCAAACAAACTACATATGTACAAGAAGCCATTGACTGGAGATTCTTCCAGCACAGCAGATGAAACACTTATGTTCCGTGCAGATGCAGTTGTTGTTGTATATGCCAAAATGGATTTTATTAAAGATCGTATTATTCTATGTGTAAACAATAAAGTTTATGAGTTAGCAACTAACTCTACATCACTACCTACTCCAGTATACACTAACCCAAATACTAATTATCACTATACCTCTGTGGCTGCTTCTGGTCCTGCTATCTACACTGCTGGACATTCAAGTATCTATTCAACTATTCAAAAGTATACATTGACTACTGGTGGCGCTATGCCTACATTAAGTCAAGCATCTGTTGCTGCAGAATTTCCTCCAGGCGAGATAGTTGAAAAAATATTCTACTACCTTGGATACATGATGATTGGCACTAACAAGGGTGTGCGTGCCGCTATCATTGATCCACAAGATGGATCTATAGGATATGGTCCGTTAATTGTAGAGACGCCTCAACCAGTATATGACTTTACTGCTCGTGACCGTTTCGTATGGTGTACTACAGGTGTTGGGCCATTAGATGCAGGTCTTACTCGTATTGATCTAAGCACTACAATTGAAGGTGAATCACTTAGATTTGCTTACGCCAATGACTTACAATTTCCTCAGACAACAGAACATTATACGACTGGCGTAGCCTTTATTGGAGCAACTGATCGTCTAGCATTCTGCACTACTTACGAAGTTACTGACGGAGCAATATACCTAGAGTCTGCTACTGCTTTAGTATCTAGTGGTTATCTAACTACTGGTGCTATTCGCTATGGAACACTAGAGCCTAAGAATTACAAGTTCCTACGTGGTCGTGGTGACTTTTCTTTCGGTGCTATGGATTTAGCAACAGTAGATTCTGCCAATAATACCTACTCAGTAATTACTTACAACTCATCTGTTGGTTCACCTGAGGCTGCCACACTAAGCCCAGAAGGCCCACAAGAATATATATCATATAAATTTACGCTCTCACGTAGCGCAAGCAATAGCAGTCAAGGTCCGATATTCAAGGGCTTTCAAGCAAAATCTCTTCCAGCAACTAAACGCCAACGGTTGATTCAGTTCCCTGTTTGGTGCTTTGACGTGGAAACCGATAGATACAATGTGCTGGCTGGCTATGAAGGCCGTGCATGGGAGCGTATCCAACTTCTAGAAGAATTAGAAGCCAATGGAGATATTGTAAACGTACAAGATTTTACAACTGGAGAAAGAGTACAGGCTATTATTGAACGTGTATCTTTTGCACGCAAGACTCCTCCTAGTACTCGTTACGACGGGTTCGGTGGTCTATTAACTATGACAGTTAGAACGGTCTTATAATGAGTAGCACGGAATGGGCTGGCTTAGCAGTAGCAGTCGCAACCATTATAGCAAGTTTTGCTGGTTCAATTAGATGGTTAGTTAAACATTATTTAGAAGAATTAAAACCTAACGGGGGCGGGTCCGTGAAAGATCAAGTTAATCGATTGGAAACCCGTGTCGACCAAATTTACCTACTTCTTTGCGAGAAGAAATAGTTTAGTAGCAGTATTCTTTTTAATCTTTGGAACATCATTATTTGCCATGCCTACTGCTCAAGCAGCATATGCAAATACAACAATTACTTGTGGTAATGAAACTAATGAAAGATCATTCCAAGTAAGTTGGGATAACTCTAACCAATTTTTTGCTGACAAAGGATACATACCTCGATTATATTGTGAAGGCGGATATGCTGGTAGTTATAGGATTTATATTAGTGACACTCTTAACGATACTACTCTTGGTTATTACCAAGGATTAGTCCCTGTCGTTTCGGAACCCACTCCTGTTGCCCCGTCTGATACATCGACTGCGACGAGTGAGACTCAAACTGTAACGGCTGACACGAGCACGTCGACTTCTGATACGTCGACCTCGAGTTCTGATACCACGACAACAACCAGCCAACAGGAAACCCCAACAGTAACCCCACAGCCAACTGATTCATCTACTGTCCCTTCCGATACATCAACTGTTGAAACCGTAACTGTAGCACCTGTAGATGGTAGCACAGCAACATCAGAACCTATTCCTGTACCTATTCCTCAGCCTGCTCCTGTAATAGAGCCAACTCCAGAACCTCAACCTGTAACTGAACCCGAAGTTGAGCCAGTTCCTGAGCCAATTGATGAGCCTGAAATTCCAGTAGAGGAAGAACTTCCTTTACCAGTTGAAGAAGACGTTGATCCTGTTGTTGAGACACCTGAACCTCCTGTAGTTGAAGAGGAAGAAATTGTACCAGAAGTTATACAGATCGATCAAGTTGACTTAGAAACCTTAGATCCTGAAACACCAGTTCAACTAGAAAATGGTGTAGTACTTGAGGCTGGCGTAGTAATAGCCCTTCAATTATTAGAAAACCCAGCAGAATTATTATCTGAAATATTTACAAATCCAGCAGAGGTTCTTACTGCTCTCTCAAACATAGGCGCTGATATGTCGCAAGAAGTAAGAGAAGAGTCTGAAAAAGTAATCATCTCTGCAGTCATCGCTGGAAACATAGCAACTCAAGCAGCAGCATCCGCTGGTGCAGTAGCCGCAATTAGGAGGAAACCATGAAAGCCTGGTTCTCAGATATCTTTAATCAACTATGGACGTTCTTAGGAATGTTCATCGCTTGGGTAGTCCTAGAAGGATCAGCCAAGACTGTGGTTGGTTATGCAATCGTAATGTCCGCAGTTATATGGGGAATTACTTACAACTTACGAAACCCAAAGGAATAATATGTCATCACTTAAAAATGTTTTAATGCGTATCGTTGCTGTATTCGCAGCATCAGGTCTGTCTGTAATTGGTGCTGGCGCTATTGCTGGCGTTGATACAATCACAGCAGTAACTGTGGCCGGTCTTACAGCAGTAGCAGCAGTAGTAGAGAAGTTAGCCCGTGCATTTATGGATGATGGCAAACTGTCTCTAGATGAAATCAATGCTGCATTCTCATCTGTAGATAAAGGCGCTAAGACAGTTGCCGATACAGAGGTAGAAACTCGTCAGGCTGCTGACAAAGCAAAGATTGACCCTAACTATAACTAATGAAAAAGGGAACAGTCACTGCAATCGTTGAGATTGCCAAAAAAGAAGTTGGGACCATTGAAGGTCCAAAGGATAACGAAACCAAGTATGGTGCCTTTACTAAGGCAAACTTCCTACCTTGGTGTGGATCCTTCGTCATGTGGTGTGCTAATCAAGCAGGAGTAAAAGTCCCTAATACAGTATCAACTGTAGCAGGTGCTGGTGCTTTTAAGAAGATGGGTACTTGGACTGAAGCCAAGGACGCTAAACCACTACCAGGAGATATCGCTTTCTTTGATTTCCCTGGAGATAATGTTGATCGTATCTCTCATGTTGGTATCGTAGTTGATAACAACGGAGATGGTACAGTTACCTGTATTGAAGGTAATACTGCTGGTAATCCTAAGGGAGATCAGCGTAATGGTGGAGAGGTCGCAGTTAAGACTCGTGGCTACATCGCCAACAAAAAGAAAGTTATGGTTAGCATCGTAGGATTTGGTCGCCCAAACTACGTTGGTAATGAAGTAACCGCTAAGGTGCCAGTATCTGAGGCTCCTGCTTTCCCAGGAACTATTAAGCCTGGAGATAGAAGCGATGGAGTAAAAACCATTCAGAGAGCATTGGCATTAGTTGCTGATGGTATCTATGGTAATCAAACCAAAGCAGCAGTTATCAAGTTCCAAGATAACCACGACAACCTAGATTCCAATGGAATCATTGGCCCTAGAACATGGGCTGAATTAGTCAAGTTCCTCTAAGGAGAATCATGATAGATAAAGACAAAGCAAAAGCAATCGCCATGTCCTACCTACGTGCTGCTGCAGCATCTGCAGTTGCATTGTACACAGCAGGACAACGTGATCCAAAAGTATTGGCTATGGCATTCGTAGCAGGCCTAGTAGGCCCAATTATGAAGGCGCTAGACAAATCTGCACCTGAGTTCGGTCTCAAGAAATAGCCCTAATCGGGCTTTGAAGGCTGTTTTAAGACATTTAACCCCCCTACCTAAGGTAATTCCATAGGCAAGGGGGGCTTTTTGTTGTTTTGCGCCTTGGTTGATTATCATATATTATACCCAAGCGGGAAACCGTGGGGCAGAAACTTCAAATGACGGGTGACGGCAAAAGCCTAACCAGCCATTCTACCAACCAAGATTTTTCTTGGGGGGTGGGGGGGCATTTCTTAAATTCAGGGTTCAGGCATCGTTTCGATTTGCGGTAGCAAATACGGTGTAGTATGATTACGGTATGAACAATTTACCGCAACATGTGTCTTACTCGTCTCTTGGTACATTCCTAGAATGTGGCTGGAAATATAATATAACCAAAGTACAGGGTGTCCAAGAAGGACATGCCGTTTGGTTTACTGGTGGTTCTGCCGTACATAAGGCTACAGAACTCTATGACTTAAATCCTCTAAAGTATTCTACCCTTGAAGAACTATGGAATGAAGCATGGTTTCAACAGGTTAAAGAAGATGAAGAAATAAACGGCGACATGAATGACTGGCAGTATCGTGGTCGTGAAGATATGTCGTGGTGGTACGGCGAAGGTTTATGGATGCTGGAGCGTTGGGCGGACTTTCGTGCCAATGGTTGGGGCATCTATAAAGACTATGTAGAAAAACAGTTTGAAGTGCCTCTCGTGGATACAACTGTTAAGATGGCCATTGACCGAGTGATGACGGATTTCGATGGTAACATAGTCCTCCTTGATATAAAGACAGGGGCGTCATCCCAAAGGCACCCACTTCAACTTGCTACTTATGCGTGGGCTTTGCGCAAGATGGATGGCCTTGAAGTGAACAAAGCAGGCTTTTGGGATGCACGAACTGGACATGTATCTATATGGAATTTAGAACATCTAGCAACAGAAAAAGTAGAGGAAATATTCCTTGGCTTTGATAAGGCTCGTAAGGCTGAGATCTTCTTGCCTAATCTAAGCAACTGTGGTCGATGTGGTGTACTGTCTCATTGTAAGTTTATGAATGGAAAATACACAGATAAAGGAGCAAACAATGGCTAATGCTAACTTCCAAGTTAGTGCTAAGTTAAATGATGGTCGTATCTTCTTGATCGCAGGAGATACAGCCGATGGGTTCAAGGGTAACTTGACTCAGATACTGGGAGATATCGGTGCAGAGAATCTAATCTCTACAATGGCATCTTCATTAGAAGGAGCACCTACAAGCATAGAACAAGCAGTAGGTAATCTTGCACAAGGTCTAGGTGCTAGGCCAGTAGCAACACCAACACAAACTTTCTCACCAAGTACAGGTCCGTCAAGTCGTGCTTGTAAACATGGTGAGATGACTAAGCGAACAGGTGCTGGGGCAAAGGGTCCATGGAAAGCGTTCATGTGTCCATCTCCTAAGGGAACGCCTGACCAATGTGAGCCAGTATGGATCCGACGTACTGATGCAGATTGGAATTCGTTTTAGTAAATGAGAACCTTAGCCCGTGCCGTAGGTAGCAAGGATATCGGTGGTGAACCATTACCAACTGTATTCCGTACCTTTGACGTAAATAAAATCGTCATACGACGGGCAGAAGTGTCTATGATTGCAGGAACTCCAGGGGCAGGTAAGTCAACACTTGCCCTTGCAGTTGCTTTAAGAACTAAAGTTCCTACTCTTTATATAAGTGCAGACACCAATGCCCACACTATGGCTATGCGTTTGCTATCAATGATTTCTGGACAGCCACAATCAATGGCTGAACAGATGCTCATAGAATCAGTTGAGGAGTCTCGTAAGACTATCAATGATAATTCAGGGCATATCTTCTGGTCATTTGACTCAGCGCCAACATTGGCTGATTTAGATATGGAAGTATCTGCCTTCGAAGAACTATGGGGTTGTCCGCCAACTTTAATCGTTATAGATAATCTAATTGATATATCTAATGATAGTGGCGAAGAGTTCGCAGCGATGCGTTCTACAATTAAAGAACTGAAATATCTTGCAAGAGATACTAATGCTGCAGTTCTTCTCCTTCACCATACGAAGGAATCGTATCCTGGCAATCCTTGTCAGCCACGATCAGCATTACAAGGAATGGTAGCGCAACTACCAGCCTTGATCTTAACTGTCGGAAGTAACGCTCCTGGATATATTGCTGTCGCACCTGTTAAAAACAGATACGGCAAAGCAGATCCAACTGGCGATACATCGTTCTGGCTACAATTTAATCCTGAAGTGATGGAAGTTTCCGATATACCTGAAAGATTATGAGCGCCAAGGATATCTGGGAATTAAAACCAGACTATAAAGAAGCGATGGATATACGTGGTGAACCTACCAAAGTATGTCCTTGTGGTTCTTATATCTGGAAGTTAATGGTCGAATGGGATGACCATGAC